AAAAACATCACCGAGAGAATCCCCTAAGAAAGAATCCCCCAAAAGAACCGGAGAAGCTAATGCTGAAGACGGTGTCCCAGGTAGGTATCGGGTCCACCTCACCGGACACAAGAACAAATATTTGGGATTAAAAGTAACTAAAAAACTGGAAAAAGACTCGGGTACAGCCGGAGACTCGATTAAGCATGGAGATATTGTCTATGTAGAACGTTCTGGGAAAGACGAAAAGGGTAACGTGCGCTTCTACCAAACAACGTTTCCGGCGCCTAAGGATGGTCACCCTGCTGGGGGGTGGATCGACGCCGAATCCTGTGAAAAGCTGAATAAAGGCGGTCGCAGGTATTATGGTGACGAGGCTTTCTCGTATGCGAGAAACATAGTCGCCAAGAATAGTATAATAGGTGTCGATGATCGCAGTGCGGTTTCAGGGGAGGACGGAGTAATTGTCCTGCGTAGATATAAAATGTTCTATTATGCTGTCGTGGAGCTGATCAACCATGACGGGTTTTTAAAATCAGTCCGCGGCCGTTTGGCGAGGGGGTTAAATATAAAAAAATACAACCCCAAAAAACACACGGAAGCAAGCGAGGTGTCCGAGACCATAACCCAGTTGGAAAAAATATGCGATTTTCTCAAAAATATGGACGAAGCCACGCAAGAATCACTGACTAAAGAAACACTGAAAGAGCTATCAACCGCAGCGGGTGAAGATGAATCGGTTCAAACAGCGCGGGAAGATAAGAAGGATTTCTTGGCATATGAATAATGGAATATAAATATCTACTATTATAATATGACATCAAATACAAATTATACGTTTGATTTTGCGAATATAGATTTCATAGGGGGGCCATATCCCGGTGCTTTATCTCCTATTTCCCAGGGTGGTGGTAAACAGAAAAAACGCATGAAAACGAAAAAGAGAGGTTCGTCTAAAAGAAAAAAAAGAAGAGTTTCTACACTGAGAAAAAAGAGAGGATCGTCTAAAAGAAAGAATAGAGGTTCTTTTAAAAGAAGAAAATATTCCAAAAGCGAAGTTGTTAATTCAATAATGAAAGGTTTAAGTGAGAAAAGAAGATCTCACAAAAAGACAGGGGGGAACATGTATACGTCTATATATGGGTTTAAGACGGCGCATTTTTCCGGCGATGATACAGCACAATTAAAGGGTATTTTAACAGGCCTAAATGAAAGTGAGAAAAAGTATCTTAAAGACAATTTTAGAGGCTATCGTTTTTATCCAGAGCTCTCACCGGGAAAATTAGTTATACAAAGTCGCACTAGTGACGATAAAATAACTTCTGAAATCTCATCGGATTATAATATTACGGGAGCACCTGGAAACCTAGAAAACGAAGATAGTGGTCTATACTACCAACATAAACTATACAAAGATGTGCAGGGTTCGTTACGTGATTACTTGCCTAGAAACGTGTATACGTCTATATATGGGTTGGAGAGGCGCGAGTTATCCTACGATGATACAACAGAAATAGGGCCTCTTTTAACAGAGCTAAATGAAAAAGAGAAAAAGTATCTTAATGACAATTTTAGTGATTTTCGTAAAGAGACACATAGAAGGGGGAAATTAGTTCTACAAAGTCCCACTGGTCACGTTAAAAGAATTTTAAAAATCTCATCGGGTTATAATATTGCGGGAGCACCTGGAAACCTAGAAAACGAAGATAGTGGTCTATACTACTATCATAAACAATACAAAGATGTGCAGGGTTCGTTACGTGATTACTTGTAACTCTTCTTAGCTTCGCGCATAGCATCGCCCAATTTAATGCTCTTATCGTTGGTTTTCATTTCGCGAAAGACTTTCATGAGATGTATCTGCCATTTACTCAGAGGTCTCTTTTTGCCCCTGGATTTCTTCTTTCTGGAAACCTTTGGTTTCACATTTGAACGCCCGGGTTTCACAGCACGTTTCCCCCCTCTTTTAAGTGTCTTCGCTCTAGTTTTTGCTCTAGTCTTCCTTCTAGTCTTTCCTCCACCACTTTTTTCATAGGGACATTTGGTCATATTTATACTATTACTTAGAAATTAATTTAGATGGTATAGAATAAATGTTTGGGAGAATGCGTTGTCCGGGATACTATAAATATTATCTTCGCATATATTCGAATGAGTTCGCATTAATAAAGTGGGGGCCCCATGCTATTTCACACATTCACGGTCATAGTGGGGCGGACTGTAAGTTTTTAATGCTTAGAGGTTCTATGGATGAAAAAATATTTCGTAAGAACGGGGATATAAGATTAAGAGTTCACGAGCCCCTTGGAATTGCCCATATAAGTGATAAAATAGGCAGACATCAGATGATAAATAAGGAAGACAAACCTAAATATTCACTTCATTATTACTATTGGTAGACCTTAGATTTTTAAGCGCATCATTTAGTTCATCCTTTGTGGGGATGCGGTTATCTCTCACATCGCTTTCTTTCCTTTTTACGCGGGCACCTTTTTTTAAAGATATTTGTTGAAGCATATCGGGTGTAATGAGTTCTCTTTGAGTGCTATTTTTTGATGATATATCTTTAGGGTTTATTCCATCATTCTTCATTTTTTGCAGAACAGCTTCTTTGGGTACGCCCATTTTTTCCATTGCGTGATATTTTGAGAGAGCCGGGAGTATGGGTGGCGGTGGTGGTGGTGGTGGTGGTATAGATTTTGGTCGTTCAAATCCAAACAGAGGTATTTCTATAGTATCATCTATCCGACTTTGAATAAGGTTCCACCGAAACCACACGTTATCGCCCTGAATCCATAACCCACCTAGATGAATAATGCAACTCCCGTATGAAAAACATCCAGCCTTTTCAATCTTTTCTTTTTGACCGTTAAAATGATGAGTTGTCCCTGTAATCTTTAGTTGCATACATTCGCAGTAAGTGTTTTTTTTCAGGAATTGATTTATATTGTATTTGCTCTTCAATTCAGAATTAATAGTTTCATATATATGGTTTAAATCGTTTAGCAATCTATTTGTATGGTTATCGTTTTCTTTATTTTGAAAAGAGATACATACAGTATTCTTATTTGGGTCTATACCGTATGGTATAAACATCTGAGGTGTTTGAATGATGAGGGGTATTTTCTTATCATCATATAAACATTTGATGGGTATGAATGAAAACTCGTCAGAATATTTACGCCGACATTCTAACCTTAAAGGAAATCTTAAAGATTCATTGAAGAATATCTTCATTAATATACTTAAATGGATACACATAAATACTTTGTGATATAACTTTAACTCACTGAAAGCGAACAGGACATAATTTACTTAAATGAATATACACAGAGACTATGTAATACCTTTATGAGTGAAGAGCCATTAAAAGATCTATCTACATCGGACGAGCTTTGTGGAGTTTGTGGGGATCCTCTTTATACACGATATTCCATATCGTTGCCGTGCAATCATAATTATCACTTTGATTGTATGAATGATTCGTGTATCATATCAAAAAACCTCGGGAACCATATGTGTCCTTATTGTGGACACAATTTCAAAGTTTTGGAACCGGTTAATGGTCTTAAAAAAATAAAATACGGTGTCCATTGGTATCATGAAACGGATTCATCACACTATACAAACGTAAAATGTAACCATATAATGAAAAGAGGTAAAAGAATAGGGGAGGAATGTGGTAAGTTCTGTCAATTAGGATATTATAAATGTTCGGTACATAATTCTGAATTGAAAGCGATCATAAAGAGTAAAATAACGATCACACCTGAAACCGTGAAAAATGCTTAAAAGAGTGAGATATAATTTATATGAAGATCAATGGATTGCTCGATATGTTTAGAGAATATCGATGATAATGATAAAAAAAAATTATCTTGTGGTCATATATTTCACGCGGGTTGCTATCTTAAGTGTGTAAAAGTGAATAATTATAATTCTTTCATAAAGTGTCCACTCTGTCGTGAGATAAACGTGAGCACTTCATTACCCCATTCAGAATCTACCAAAAACCTGGAGTTACTGCACCCGAGACACCGGTGTCTCGGGATAACCAAGAGTGGTAGAAGATGTAAATGTAGGGCGGGGGTTTTTAGTCGTTATTGTCATATCCACGAAACAGTTTTACTCGGGAAAAAAGATCATGATCTTGCACAAGAATATATTGAATGGTTATTTCTTTCACAAACATCAATCAAAACAAAAATAAGTATGGTTCATTTATTCAAGCATTTATTAAGGAAACAAAGGGATGGGGGGCGTGATAGTACTTTGACAACAATTCACTATTATTATTTCAGATTTCATGTATGGGCAAGGGAAAACTCACAATTTACTGGAATGAACGAGGCTATGTTGGAGACATTTTGTGAATATTACAATCTAGAAGATATAGACTCTCAATGGACAGCGGAATGTAAGAGTAGGGGTGAAATATTTGTTTAGTTACAGATACATATTAGCCGGTGGCGTGTCGCCCTTTTCCTTTTTAAGAAGACTATCAATATTATCATTGATAAGGGTTATGGGAAGCTTGAACTCTTTGATCTTGGTGTCGATGATATCCTTATCGTTTTTAGAAATGCTGTAGAGGTTAAGAATTGATACAATATTATCAAGGCATCTCTTAAGATTTCTCACACCACTTTCTTCACTTGTGAAGTTCTTGATAATGTATGTGATACATTCATCTGTAAATGTGATATCATTCTCTGTGTAGCTGTAAACAGCATATATTTCTGGGAGAAGATAGTTCTTAGCGATTTCAAGCTTGTCGTTAAGTTCATAACCCTTTGTCCGTATAACCTGCATGCGATCTTTTAGAATCCTGTTGATTTTAGATTCGTCATTGAAAGAGAATACGAAGAGAACTTTAGACAGATCAATATTTACACCAGGGAAATAGTTATCTTGGAACGTATTATTTTGAGAGGAGTCTGTGATATGAATAAGCATATTGATAATTTCATCACCTTTGGCGGTATCACTCACTTTATCTAACTCATCAAAGCATATAATGGGATTCATACATTTACACTGGTGAAGGATATCTATAATTCTGCCCCACCGAGAGCCCTCATATGTATAACAGTGGCCATCAAAATAGGCTGAGTCTGACGCACCACCCAGGGCAACAAATGCGAACGGTCTTTTAAGGGCTTTGGATACTCCATTCTTGATAAGGGTTGTTTTACCATTACCCATTGGCCCTTGAATCGCCAGAACATTTCCTCCTGCCTCGGGGTTACGTATCCATTTCCCAATAACCTGAAGGATATGTGTTTTTGCTTCTGTGTGCCCGTATACCGCTTTGTTAAGAGATTTGCTTGTCTTCTTTATAAACTTCATCTGTTTTTTCTCAGACATAGTCTGATCGACGGGTAGAAGGATATTTTCATTGAAGGGGATTTTTATAAGACCATTAATCCAGTTGTTCATTTTAGAATATTCTCCCGTTGAAGCGTCGAGGTCAGTAAGTTTATCCAGATTACCGATTGCGATTGATTTTGTCTCATCGTCCATTTTGGAGTCAAGGACTTTAAACTTTAGAGGGATATTACTTTCACCCAGCTTATAAATCCTTTCCATTTGTTTGATGTATGACTTCTTTTTCTTTCTCTTAAGATCGTGAAAGTAATCAACCTGTGAATCTTCTGTATTGTCCCCACTATAAATCTCTGTCAGAGAACCAAACTCTTCGTCAAGTTCATCTAGAACTGAATCATCGTCATCTTCTTCTTCATCTTCTTCTTCATCTTCGTCCTCTTCCTCAGAATAATCTTCATCACATTCTTCTTCATCTTCATCCTCATCCTCATCCACTTCCTCTTCAGAATATTCAGCCTCCAGTTTTTTCTTGAGAACCTTAATCTTCTTTCGTTTCTTCTCTCTCGTATCAAGTTCATCGTTGGCTCGTTTGACCAAATAATCCATGAGTATATCACCCATATTAGGTGTCACCGCACTGTCTTCGTTTTCATCTACTTCTTGAACAATGATCTTATTCTTATTCTTTTTCTTTTTCTTTTGGGGGGTGGTCGATGTGTTTTTAGATTTATTGGGAACATACTCATCCATATCATCTTGAACCTCGTCCAAGATAACGGTTCGTATTGTGGGACCATCTCTAATACCACTGATAGCTTTCTTTAGCTCTTCATAATCTATCTCTTCATCACAATCATAGTCTATGAGTCCGGTAACATTTCCATATTTGTCGACATCATCGCCGTCATGATTTGGTGGCATATTCTTTTTCTTGGATTTTTCGTTCAGTTTTCCAGTAGACCGAGTAACCATTTTATGTGTTGTCATTAATGTAATCAATATTTTATCAACATCAAATTTTACATACAATGACTAAAATAATGGTTATAAACAAATTTGATTTAAAAATAGTATAATATATATATATATATCACTGTTCATGTCATCCACAACAAAACCCGACACAAAACTGGTATCCGGAATACAATTCAGCATATCTTCACCCGATGAGATTAGACGTTCATCTGTGGTTGAAGTGACAAAAACTGATACATATGAAAAAGATAACCCGGTGATTAAAGGTTTATTTGACCCGAGGATGGGTGTTACCGAGACCGGGAAAAAGTGCAGTACGTGTGGCCAGAATAATATTTCCTGCCCCGGGCATTTCGGTCACATTGAGCTCGCAAGACCTATCTATAATTATCATTTCATAAAACATGTAGAGAAGATCCTTAAATGTGTGTGTTTCAAGTGTTCAAAACTACTGGTTGATAAAGAATCAGAAATAATGAAGTCAAGCTTGACTAAAGATAGTAAATACAAAATGGCAAAAACATACTCACTCTGTTCAAAAATAAAGGTCTGTGGTCAAGAAACGATAGACGGTTGTGGGTGCAGACAACCTACAACATATAAAGTGGATGGTATATCGGGTATAAAGGCCACGTGGAAGGGTGATGGTGCAGAAGAATCTGGAAAGAGATCAATGGTAATTGATGGTGAACTTGCAAAGCAGATTTTAGAAAAGATAACAGACGAAGACTGTAATTACCTGGGTCTAAGTAATACTTGGTGTCGTCCAGAATGGCTCATATGTACGATCCTTCCGGTGCCACCCCCCTCGGTGAGACCCTCCGTTCAACAGGAGAACTCACAACGGATGGATGATGATCTTACACACAAGCTTTCTGAGATAGTAAAATATAATAATGATCTCCGAATTAAGATAGAGAAGAATAACTCTCCCGATATTATCGCCGACTGGACGAATATGCTTCAGTATCATGTCGCAACAATGATAGATAATCAGATTCCTCAGGTATCCCCGGCAACACATCGTTCGGGGAGACCTCTGAAAGCTATCGTTGAAAGACTGAAAGGTAAGGAGGGTCGTATCCGAAACAATCTTATGGGGAAGCGTGTAGATTTCTCAGCCAGAAGTGTTATCACCCCCGATGCCCAAATAGAACTGGATGAGCTGGGTGTTCCCATAAAGATAGCAATGAACCTATCTATTCCAGAGAAAGTGAATGGTTTCAATCATAAGAAACTATTGGAATTGGTGCGCAGCGGGCCAGATAAGTGGCCGGGAGCCAATAATATAGTGAAAAAGAACAATACACGCATTACTTTAATAGACGGTATTCTGGACACCGTTGAATTGGAAATGGGAGATACGGTTAATCGTCACCTCCTTGATGGAGATCATGTCTTATTCAACCGTCAACCATCGCTTCATAAGATGAGTATGATGGCTCACAGAGTAAAGGTTATGAAGGGAAACACCTTTCGTCTGAATGTGAGTGTGACGCCACCCTATAATGCAGATTTTGATGGCGATGAGATGAATATGCACGTCCCACAATCTTTGGCGGCTATGTGTGAGCTTATTAATATAGCAACTGTAAAGAGACAGATCATATCTCCAAGCGAAAATAAGCCCATCATTACGATTGTCCAAGATACTCTTATGGGGGTACACAAACTAACATCGTATGAACATCTATATTTCAAAAAGGGCAACAAAGTAATGCTGAGTAATAATACAAACATATACGATATTAAAGGTGATACAAATAAAAAGCTCGTGCCATCAACTATGATAACAAGGAAGCATGTGATGAATATATTGTCAAATCTTTCAACCTTTAGAGGTGAAATTCCCCCACCTGATTACCACGTAATGCTTGGAGATAAACAATGCGAATATTGGACAGGTAAAGCGATCTTATCCTTTATACTGCCCGATATAATCAATATTGATGCTCCAAATGGCAGCTATGATAATGTTCCCATTGGTGAAAAAAACATCGTCAAGATAACCAACGGTGTGATTGAACAAGGGACATTTGATAAGGATATGTTCACAAAGACATCTGTAGGAATGATCCACACGATTTGCAATGATCTTGGAATAGAGAGAGCCAAAGATTTCATAGATGATTTGCAGAAAATAATTACATACTTTATCCTGAACGAGGGATTCAGTGTGGGTATAAGTGATATGATACCCGATAAAGAGACTACAGACAAAATGAAAGATATTATCGGGAAAAAGAAAGGGGAAATCGATGAAATCATGCAGGAGATACACCTCAACATCTTTGAGAATCTAACGGGGCAAAGTAATAAAGAGCACTTTGAGGGAAAGGTGAATGGACTCCTTAATGAGACCATTAATCAGACCGGTAAGATTGGTCTAGCGACACTGGATGAAAAGAATCGGATTACAACAATGGTTAATTCCGGATCAAAGGGGAAGCCTACAAATATTTCACAGATGATCGCGTGTCTGGGACAGCAGAATGTGGACGGTGCCCGGATCCCTTACGGTTTCACTGATAGGACATTGCCACATTATCATAAGTATGATGATAGTGCAGAAGCGAGGGGGTTTGTAGAGAACTCATTCATATCGGGTCAGACACCCCAAGAGTTCTTCTTCCACGCTCAGGGGGGTCGGGAGGGTTTGATAGATACGGCGGTAAAAACATCTCAGACAGGATACATTCAACGAAAGCTTATTAAGGCTATGGAAGATCTAAAAGTGGGGTATGATTATACTGTTAGAGATAGTTCAGGATCTATTGTACAGTTTGTATACGGGGACGATGCCATCAATCCTATATACATGGAATCTCAACCTCTTCTCCTTATGAAACTACCTTTCAAGAAAACTGAAGGACAGAAAGAAGATATGCACGATGTATTTTACTATGATCCCGAAACAGAATGGAACCAAGTTCTAACTCATGGCAAAACACTTATACGATTCAAAAAGATAAAAGATTATCAAAAGATGCTTAACAAGAGTTTCAATACGATACTTGAACATCGCAAATATCTTTTCTATGAGATATTTAACGAAGAACCTGAAAACAATATAGTGTTTCCGGTCCATATCAAACGCATCACCGAGAACATTTGTGGGAAGGAGAAGAGTCTTAAAAGATATGTAGACATTCACCCCATTGATATTCTTAAGATGAACGAACGACTTAAGAAGTCAATCAACATTAATGCAACTAATATGGTGACGCAAATGATGAACATATTAATTGATATTCATATGGCTCCCAAGATTTTGATCAATAAATACTCGGTAACCAAGCAATTATATGAACAGATATCAATCCTTATTAAGCAGCAATATTATAAGTCTATTATTGAACCCGGGGAGATGGTCGGTCCTTTGGCCGCACAGAGTATTGGAGAGCCCGCTACCCAAATGACACTGAATACATTCCACTTTGCAGGAGTTAGTGCGAAATCAAATGTAACCAGAGGTATCCCCCGTCTTAGGGAGCTCCTACACGTGAGCAAAAATATAAAGTCTCCATCAGATACTATATACCTTCACGATGAATATGCTTCAGAAAAAAATAAAGCACAGATCATTAAAAATAAACTAGAATACACGATCTTGAGAGATATTGTAAAAACGTGTAAAATATATTATGACCCGAGTGATAACGATACGCTAATAAAAGAAGATATAGGTCTTATAAAACTCTATAAAATGTTCAAAGATTTTGAATCAGATGGAACTGAATATATACCTTGGATCATACGATTCACATTTGATAAAGAAAGAATGATGGAATGTGGTATCGTTATGGAGGAAATCAACTACATGTTTATGAAGTGGGCCGAACTTGGAGATGAAATAGATAGAATAAAGTTTGTGTATAGCGACGATAATGCGAAAGAACTTGTTGGAAGATTGTCCATCACCATCGATGAGGAAGAAGAGTTCGTAAACGGTATATCGGACCAGTCAGATATAATATCTTCATTAAAAGATTTAACCGAGGAGTTCATGAATGAAAATATCGTAAAGGGAGTTCCAAATCTGTCAAATATTATTATGAGTCAAGATACCATTTCGACCATGACAGACAACGAGATAGTTACTGAAAAGATATGGAAACTTGAAACTGACGGCACTAATTTATTGACTGTCCTTAATTACGATTATGTGAATGAATTAAAAACAGTATCAAATGATGTAAATGTGATATATAACTTAATGGGAATTGAGGCCGCAAGAAATCATCTCATCGGTGAGATGGTGGAAGTGTTTGATGAGTACATTAATATGAGACATATTAATCTCCTATGTGAGGTAATGACACGACGGGGGATCCTGGTATCAGTGGACCGGCACGGGATAAATAGTGGTGATACGGGACCACTGGCGAAATGTTCGTTTGAGGATACAACCGATCAGTTGATAAAGGCCGGAATATTTGGTGAGAGAGATAATTTACAGGGGGTTTCAAGTAATATAATGATGGGCCAGATTATCCCAGCAGGGACTGGTATGTGTGACGTTCTATTGGATGAGGAAAAACTCATGAGCGAGCTTGCAGCGGTTGAGGAAGACGATGAGAATTATGAAATATATGAAGAAAATATTGATTTGCTAATGAATACCGATGAGAATAATGGCTGCTCACTTGATGATCTTAAGATGTCTTATGAATACTAAACTATCTCCCCGTTATGCCCAATTCTTTATCAATTACATCATTACAGTTTTCAGATAAATAAGCGTTGGCTACATAATTATTGCTGAGATTTCCGACCACATCTTGGCAGTTACTATTGACGACAACTATATTATCTTTTTGTGCGCCGACATGTTTTACCGTATCATCTATTTTTTCATTTGATGCGTTGCAAATAGCATCTATATCAAAAATATAGCATCTTTCTATCATATTAATTTCCTGTATTTTCCCACCCACAAGTCGGGTTAGATTTTCATTAATGGTGCTCGCAATAGAATAAGAACTCTCCAATTTAGAATAGGAATCCATAATCATAAACTGAACCAATATCACTTCGTCTTCATTATCTACAGCGGATATAAGTTCTAGTTGGACTCTTTTTACACTTAAATTAAACTCATCAAATAATGAGTTTATAGCGTCGTACAATACACGTTTCACCTGTTTCGAAAACTTCATTTTTTCTGCATGCCCACCCCGAGGATATTGTAATTTAATTTCTGCTACACCTCTCTTATATCTCATTTTGTAATTATCGTCAAAAATACGACCAATACCCTTAAAATAAATATCTCTTAGTGATAATATCCCATCCGTTTCATTCAGTATATCTTGAAAACTTCCATCTTTAATGGCATCCGAGATATTTTCTCTGATTACTTTAAATGATTCCTTGGAATCATCGGGTTTTGTAATCGTTGCCTCAAATGCAATGGTACAGAAACTCTTCCGGAATCCCGGATCTGTGCCATCGGGATTACCTATCATTATATCACTTTTATCTATATGAGTAATTCTTTTTATACCCTCTATAATTTTTTCCTTAACAGCCGATACATCTGAGACAGGTTTTAGTATATTGTATGTCATATATAATACAAGTTCCTCATCTTCTTCATCTTCATCGCTAGGGATAACCGTTTGAGACATAGGAGGGGGGCGTTGATCATTACGCGGTTGGATTTCGGAGCTCATTGCCTGCGGTGGAACAGGTTGGGAATTATATGTCCCCGCCGCCGGTGACATATCAGGGGGGGGCATTGCGGGGGGCATGCTGGACGAGTTCGGCATGCTGGACGAGTTCGGTATGCTGGACGAGTTCGGTATGCTGGACGAGTTCGGTATGCTGGACGAGTTCGGTATGCTGGACGAGTTCGCCTGTGGTAAACTCGCCGAAAACGACATATCTTGCGGTAATGGTGAGTATTCATACCCCCCGACCATTCGTTCGGGTTGTTTTCTTGCACCGATTACACTAATGATGCGCCCGTTGCTATAATCATTTCTATATATTTTCTCTACTAATTTTCTTACCTTTCTTTTTCGCTCCTGATTTAAACGAAGAGATTCTATGAATAGAAACTTTGAGAGAATATATATTCGTATTTCTATGAATATCAGTATTTTTAGTTTCTTTACACTAGATATTCCCAGATCTAGCATAAGGAAATTCCTGTAGTTTTCATCTATATAAAGGACACAATCATCTGTTTCGCATGATGTGCAGTGATTATAATCCACCCAAGCTATTGTCCCTTTAATTTTATCAAATACTGACCGTGGGTCTTTAGAACAGTTTAAAAGTCTCCGTTTCATAATTTCTCTCACTTTATCATTTCCCCGAAGTTTTTCACGGGCTGATAGCGACTTATTGGTATTGATAACGATCTTCTTCTTAATTATTTCGTCTCTAACTAATTCTTCATAGCTGTCATCTATTTTTCTAAAACCCAGGACTATATCATACCAATTTAAATTACGATTACATAACTCCTCATTACAATCCAGTAAATAATTGGGCAATTCTAACAATTCTTTCACACTTGTTTTTTTTGAGAGCCGAAAACAATCTATTTCAAACATTTCTATATCTTTTTTAACACCTGGTACTTTCAACGCATCTCCCATATTTTTAATTAATTCGAGTGAGTTCCTATCAATGCTATCCATCAAATATTTTAATGATTTTGAATCCATATATTTCGCATCACTTCCTATTATTTCTAATAATGTTATCGCATCAACAGAACTTAAATAATCTCTTATTTTTGATTCACTTTTGACCGTATCTGTTGTTGGTAAATAAGATATTATACTGTTCAGTAGCAGCGTATGTGTTATATTCTCATTGGTGCCCCCTCCCCGGGTTAGTGATTTTCCCCCTCTCAGTATTTTCCGTTGGGAGACTATCTTATTCACCCCACACGAACTCCCGCCTCTTTTTTTTCGTTGAGTATTCTTTTTCACCATACTATACTCTATTATAGATTTTATTTGACCCCCAGTGAATCGCATCATATATGTTTAGCATCTGCTATATCTTCATTATCTAATGGGCCTATATTTATAACGACCTCTTCAGGGACATCTTGAGTTACCTCTGAAATGACCCCGTCCAGACCAACTTCATCTATAACTTCATCTATAACTTCATCTAAAACGTCATCTATAAAATCAGTCCTTTTCTCTACCAGAATTATATTATTTCGTTTATTAAGTGTTCCTTTAAATAATTCACACCCGTTTTCATTCGTATCTTCATTGATAGAAACTTTTATAATCTTATCATTAGCATCAATTGGAGAGACGATGGGGTTTTCAGGCACGAGAGGGTTTTCAGGCACGACAGGGTTTTCAGGCACGATAGGGTTTTCAGGCACGATGAGATTTTTCAGTTCTTCTTGATGATTTTCATATTTTTTTTCAGGGTTTTTTTTCTTTTTAAGACCACTGACTCTCCCAATATCTTTCAAATTATCTAATTCTTTCATATTATCATGTTGTTGGGAGACCTTATTTAGTGTGTGATCAGGTTTAGAATGCTTGCGGTGATGCGAATTGGTTGGATGGTGGTTTTCGCGGAAATTATGAAGTGATTTAAGTTTCATCTTCTCACCTGCTTGTGCCACTATATTCGCAGATTTCTCTAACTCGCTTAATTCGTATACCTTGCATCTGTGTAAACCGTTGCACACATGAGGGTGATTTATATCTGTATCTTTGAAGGTTTTTTTATACTGTTGTATGATAGAGTCGTCTATAGTGGGGGATTGTTCAATTAATCTATCATATTCTGCCCGACATACATTTAGAAAATCGCCGGCAGGTTTCCTCATATTCGGATTTAAAGCGAGCTCCACAGAGATTTCACGGTTGAACTTTGACCAACTGACCTCAGACCCACGATGTCCCTCCATTAATTCAGCATATCTTAAAAAGTTTTGCAGTGTTGAGAGAATACCCGCGAAAATATTGACGCCTCCCACAGATGCCATGGCTATTTGTTTATATTCTTCGGGAACAAAAGAATCCATCGCGAAATTAGCCGTACCAGTTAGTGTTGACAGAATTATTACAGGTATTGTGAACGTGTAGTTTCTTTTCCTATATAATTTCTCGGAACGACTATGTAACCATCTGTATCCAGACGCTTTTTCAGCCCATTCAGCTAATAATTCCTCTTGTTCCCGTGTCCATTTGGAACGCACAACTTCCTTCTTCGGTTCTTTATTCATTCTATAAATAGAGAGATAAAAAAATTATAAGAAAATAGTGATCTCTTTAATTTATTTAATCCCCAGAGATCTCTTAATTTTATTCACGTGAACGTGATTATAGATAGCTCTCCCAGATTCTATTTCGTTTATAACTGAGACCGGGAGATTGACCATATTCGCCAAGCCCTTTTGAGTGAGACCCTTTGAGGCGCGACCCTTTTGGATCATAGTCCTCATTTCAATGGTTATTTTCGTATGCTCCATCTTTCCACCAACGATCTGCTTGTCCAGCTTTATGTTCGGGTCAACCACTTTTGTAACCTTAATAGTATCCTTGGCCACTCTGGCTTTACTTTTCGCCAAAATAATAGGCCTCCAGTCTTGGTGATCGAAGTGGCTTTCTGGATCATCGGACATCATTATATATATATATATATTATGTTATTAATGCTTTATATTCAGTTACCTCCTAAATATTTTCCCAACTTTTCGGTATTGCAATCGTTAAGTTCTCCATTAATATTAGCCGCTCGGTTGGACTTGTCCCATATTCCATCAATTAGACATCTCTTGCTTGTATCTCTCTCTGTCAATGATATATCATAATTTATTTTGTCTGTTTTACGGTCAAGTTTCATTATATTGATGAACTTACCAAGACCACTATAATTATCTTCAATAATACTTATAAAGGAGTAATCGTTTATGATGTATAAAGCTGACAGAATCACCAAACATATTATCAATTTACTGAAATCCTTAGAATAACCCATCCCTATGAAAAACGAATACGATATGGTTTTGACAAGTGTCATGAAAAATAAAGCGACGATAACTTCTTTAGATAACGGTGAAACTGTTATATCACTATAATCCGAAGATATATAATCACACGGGGGTTTCCCCAAATACATGAACAAATTAATGATCAAATATATCGCAACAATATACACAGCACCATTGGGTCCACCGGTAACATATGAATAAATCTCTGTGCCCGTTGCGAAAACAACCGCAATAACAGCTAAGGTTATGGAAAAATATGGCTCTATATCGTTGAGAAACGCGGGTGATGTACATTTTGCCCGTGCCTCTTCACTCGTTGCGTCTTTTAGGTCTTTAATCTTCCCTGAACAATCGGCTGTAGACGGCCCCGTGTTTCCAATACACTGACCCACTTCGTTCAAGTTATCTCCACGTGTTAAACTGTTACATCTTTCATAGAACTTTTTGTCGCCCTCACTCTTGATGGTATTTTTTGTGTTTTCTGTGATATTTTCACCGTTTATAATTTTTGAGGTTTGGGGATATACGTCACCGAGATTTTTCTGTGGGTTTTTTTTATCAGGATATGTAAAATTGAGTTCACATATATTTTCTTCATTATTAATGATCACCGACATGTTAGCGTCTACATTATTGGAAAGTTCAAGTTTATTCATTATATATTTAAGACCCATTATATCTTCGTCCTTCTGTAGAAGCTGCACCAATGAAACTACTAACGTATAACTAATGGTCACAAAAACAATAAACAATAGATAATCCGCCTTATTGTTTCGTGTTAGCAGTATACTATACACGAACGCTAATAATAAACTTGCTGGTAGAACAACGTATACAATTATATTGAACAAGCTCCGATTACGATTTAAAGAGAGCTGTGTCGCATCCAGTGGTTTGCTTTCTGATTCTGACATATAACTATATGTATATAAAAATACATTTAAAACAATAATATACTATTAATGTAATAATATGGATACCAGTTCTTTCACCACAACAGCCTTCTGTGGAAAGAAGATCGATAATGTAACTGATAATAAAACAAAGGATTTTATTCTTAAAGACCTATCCCTTAAAACTAACAAAAATTATAACTCTCGTTACGCAAAAGTTCTTAATGAGAATTACATGAAAAACTTAAAAAATAAGCATATCGTGAATGTTAAATCGGGGGGTGCGCCCTATCTTTTATACATTACGGAAATAAATGGAAACGATTATACGTTTCTGATAGATAAAAAAATTAAACCGGGATATGACTATCCAAAAATATATGTACTAAAGTTTCGTTTCTCTAAAGAGATCTATAAGGGCACTATGTTTGAAACAGAACTTGTCCGTAATAATAATAATAACTGGTTTTTACTCTTAGGGGATATTTATCTTTATTCATCTTCATCTTTACAAAATACCGGGATTATTGATCGTATTAACATTATGCATAATATTCTTGAAGAAAAATATACTGAAACAGACAACGCCATTTGCCCTCCTATGGTGAAGAAATTTTTTAATATGTCTGAAATCAAAAGCGTTTTGGGGGATTTTATACCTTCTCTAAATTATATCTCTAGGGGACTCTATTTCGTACCCCTAAAATGTAGTTATTCGAATATCCTTTATCTTTTTGATAATGATAAAACTAAGCGTGATAAGCCAAAAGTAACCCCGATCAAGAGCACCCCTACTGATACTATAACGGTAAGTGAATCTAAAAATATCAAAACTGTAAATTTCAGAATAGAGAAAACGCTGTGCCCAGATGTTTACGAATTATATCTTAAGGAAAAAGATATTCTTGTAAAAATGGGAATCGCGTGTATACCCAATTATGAGAAGAGTGTGTTTCTGAATGAGATTTATAATCAGAGCGATAAAAAAGAGATATTTGTGGAATGTTCATATAATAAAGATTTTGAGAAGTGGGAACCCGTGAAGGAATGCAATCGTGTTGATAATATTTCTGTATTGGGAAATATATCACCTTGAAGATTTATATTTTTCAAAATCCCTTTTAGTTAATTCATATCCCCAATGAAGCAAAACCTGTCTTATAACCGGGCTAACACTATAATCGTTATATTCTTTACCCTTACTGATTATCATATTCATTAACCTTCTTCTAAATCTTCCATCTGGTCCTGCTAGTCCTAACCATCGTTTAATCTGTCTTTCATCGTCCTTAGTCCTTCTTCCCAAACTATAACGACAATACCACTGGAACCAACCATATGGATCCTGTTTTATAATCCAATCATTCTTTTCCCAGTCTTCCAACGATGATCCACATTTTACACCGTATTTGTTCACCTTTTTATCGTAATCAGATGAAATAATCCGCTTCTCTATTTCGGTGTCTTTAAACCAGTCATTCGGATATTCTCTGATAGCTGTTTTGCCGTGATGAGTTTTACCCGTTATATCTGATTTTATGGTTCTAAAATATGTTCCACCAAACACCCCCTTATGAAAAACACTTTTAGGACCTATATTCGCTTTGAATAATTTGTGATAGTCTATTCTTTTTTCTTTCTTCTTTTTTGTGGGCGTTATTATTACAATACACTATTATTTAAGCATCATCTTCATCTGAGGATGATAAGATATGACACCCATCGGCAAGTTTTGGAACCACAAATGGTTCTTTGGCGGTGGGTTTCTTTTTTCTCTTCCTAGAATCTATCTTTTTCTGAACCTCCTGATTTCCGACTTCTCTATAATATACAACTTCATCCCAAAACTTAATGATATCCGGCACAACCGAGAACCACCATTTCTGGTCTCTTCTTACAAGAGTGCATTCATATCTCTTTATGAACCAATATTTCTCTTGGAATACATTACAATGGATGTTATCTTCACACTGATACCGTTCTAGAGTTTCTTTGATAACATTCTCTTTCCACAATCTCAGTGATTCATTATCGATACCCCATGGTGAATACTCATACTTCAATGAATAATCACTCTTTCCTATTTCCTGAACCCTGAATGAAACGACTAGTCCTTTGGGATATCCATCCAAAGTTTGTCCCGGAACATTTGAATCAGTGGCGTCCTTGACATATTCTCTGAAGGAATCATACTCCTCAATCTTTACTTGAAGAAAATCGCACTCTTCCAAATCACACACTTCAAGTTGCCCCTGCACCTGCATCCAATAATGGAGAGGAACTTCTTGTGTAAACTGACGTTTGGGTGGACACTTTATTTCTAACATTCTACCGACATATTCTTTTGAAGAGTTTGTATCGCATATACCATCGGGAGATGCACCGAATACTGATAATTGAGGATGTGGGATCAAGCCGAACTCAACAATAGAAACGCCGAACATATTTTCGTAAAACTCTGTTGCGACGGGTTCATATTTTACACCCCACTCCATTATCGGATTTATTTTAAACTCGGGTTTCGTATCACTCGTCTTATTGATTAGAAGTTGATCCCGTGTTGTGAAATGACCCTTTCCGAGTGCGTCTGCTAAAGAACTCGCCGTTAAAAGACCCTCACGAATCTTAAACCATTCTTTAGAGCGTTGTTCTGGGAGCTCCAGATCCTTCAACTCCTCCATTATGTTGAGTATGTGTTCACGTTTACTCTCCAAATCTTTTAGCTGCTCATACTTTTGTTGAATCATAATCGTACAAATATTTTTGAGATAATAGTGAACATTCAACGAACTTTTACATAACAATTCTTTGATATCTTGAATGCTTGTCTCTACAATCATGTCAATGCTATCAGATTCGCTCGCAATTATCTCGTAAAGTGACAGATCAATTGACAATTCATTACTCGTGAAATAGTGATCAACAATATCTTTCATTTATTAATGTAGTATGTATGTATATTATTAATAGTGTTTAAATCAAATTTATAGTGTATTTACGACTTAAAATGGCATCTGCTGACTACCGATATCTACAATATCGCCCTTTCCATCTGCAGACGGTCTTCCCAAATATGGTGCTTTGTAAATATTACATTTCTTATCGTTCAATATTTCTAATACCTGGACCTGTCTATATTTGTTCTCTCCACAATTGTCTTGTTTACCAAATGCTCTACTCATACCCACGTCTACTCTCCACAATCTCTCGTTGTAAATACCATTTAGGTATCTATTGCTCATAAATTGTGGTGTATGTGCGACGACGATACAATCTATCGGATTTAATGTATTATTTCTTTTATTGAGAATACTCACTAGTTTATTAAATCCCTCCACATTATTTTCATCGCTATCGTCTTCAGAATAAAGTCTACACCAGAATGGTGATATATCATCATCATCCCTAAAGATTTCATCAAAAAACCTTTCTATTTTAGGATCTCTGTTATTCAGCAACCACTCTTTAATATTTTGGTTTATCTCTTGAATGGTAAACTTGGACGCCATGGAGTGACCAAATCCCCCGTGGACAAATAACCACCGACCGACCTGAATGACACTCTTTTTCTGTAACGCGTAGTGTTTCGCTATATTTCCACCTCTTTCAAATGATTTCAAACGATGATAATATCCCAGCGGGAATCCGTCTTCCGTCTTTTTCGCATTACGCTGATCCTTGGGAACAAACTCTAAAAACTCTTCTGGCGATACATATCTAAAATCCTTATCCACATTCATGAGTTCATGGTTACCCAATAATCCTAAAACTCGCCCCCCACACTTCTTGGCCTCAGCATCTAATTTTTGAAAGATCTGAATAATTTTCATATTATTTCCTTCATCTTCATACACATCATTATATTCTTTAATGCAGTTCTTTTCCCAGTCGTCGGGGCGACACCGGTCTATTTGATCACCGAGTTGAACAACCCATGTATTCCCCCCGCACCACGATATTTGGTCCACGTTATAAAAGAATATATTCGAGGGTATTACTTTAGCGAGACGCAAAGCCTGAAGGGTTACGTTGAGATCACCGTGAAGGTCGCCTATGGCCACCAACCTTTCGACTGGGGGATACAAGCCTATGTCATCGTAGTTTCCGGTATCATTCTGTTTGACAACATTCGCATTCCCCCGAAACATTGCCTGTTTGGCCTCATGATCTCTTTTTGCTGCCTCTATCTCCCCGTTCGTTCCGGGCACAGACATTCTTCTATCTCTCTCGTATTGTGCTGTTGATTTCGGGGGGTCCCCCGGTGATTTTTCGACCTTTATATTTGGCGATGACATGCGTCTGGTCCTATCAGTCACTACATTGACTGTTCCCGATATGTTATTAGCGGTCTGGTCTGAGACAGGTGTTATAAGGTTTGGTTGAGAAAATGAACGTGGTCTGCTCTTGTACTTTTGCATTTTGTGAATTATAAATTGTCTCACTTCTTTTAAGATCTTTTCTCTGTCAAAAGTTTCACTTTCACTTTGTGTGATAATCTGATACTTAAGACCCAATCTTTTCAAATTATCTGTACTCAGGGTATTTAAATCTATATCATTTAATTTCATACTAAATCAGTGTCATAAAATATCTTTAAAATATAAACATAGTATATAGAGAACACATGGAGTCTTGGGTGTATTATGCGTTACTAGCAGCAGTTTTTATAGCAATAAGAGATGTATTCGGTAAAAGAATATCACAACGATACTCTTTTATACAATATTTGGGATATTCTAGTTTAATCGTGGCCTTCGGGACTTGGGGATACATCGCGACGGCTAATGTGGAAATGAAACCATTGAACCTCGAATATCTTGGATTAATTATGATACGACTTTTAATCGTTTACCTGATTATTGAACCCTCATTATATTTTTGCATTAATAACTGCAAAAATCTTGGTGAGGCATCTGCCATAATAAATCTGAATGTTCTTTTTGCTTTTATCATAAGTTGCTACCTTTATAAAACCCCAATAAATGTAACTAAGCTTGCGGGTATTGCTCTTGTGATCGGGGGGAGCTTTCTTATCGTTCGGTAAATTTGATATAAGAATAGTTTGCATAGTATTATTACAAACACGAAAGATGGAAGCTATGCTCGCACAAGAATATACCATCGGAGATGAGAAGATTGACCCGGTTGGTTACTGGGCATCCGAGAAGTTCGACGGATACAGAGCTATCTTTAAGGACGGACAGTACTTTTCCAGGAATGGAAAAGTGTATAATGCTCCTCTTTGGTTTTTAAAGTTTCTCCCCCAACGAGTGATAGATGGAGAGCTTTGGATTTCAAGAGAAGAGTTTGATAAGATGGGGTGTGTCCGGAAGAAAACACCCGTTGACTCGGATTGGATGTCGGTCACATTTCAGGTTTACGATCTAATTGATTCTGAAGGTGGGTTCGGGGAGAGACTCATAGAACTTATAGATGTTGTGAAAGCAATCACGAAGAAGTGGAACATTTATAGGAAGAAACTCGGTAAAGATGACGAGAGATTCTTGAAAATGAAGTGCCCTGTAAGATTCGCGAAGCAAACTCTCGTGAAGTCGGTTCCACACCTTAAGGAGATCTATCATCATTATGTTTCACATGGAGCAGAGGGGATCATGATTAAAGAACCCAATTCTCTATATGAGCCAGGAAAAAGGAGCAAGAAACTCTTGAAGATCAAGCCCAGTTTCGACGCCGAAGGGGTCGTGGTCGGATATAAATCTGGGAAGGGTAAGTATACTGAAAATTTAGGGGCTTTCATATGCAAGCAACTTATAAATCATGGGACTTACTCTTCTATCGACGAAAATAAGGATCACATGTTCTCTATTTCTGGAATGGACGATAGTGTGCGAACCAGTTACACAGAGACTCATCCCATCGGGACCATCATTTCATATGAACACTCGGGTATTACCGCGAAAGGTGTTCCGAGATTTTCTAGATACCTTCGCATCAGGGATGATATCGTTCTTAAGGATTATGAATACGACAAAGATGAAATGAAGAATACCGTCTCTAAGATTCTTAAATCTCTCGGAGACCATGAAAAAATGAACAATGAATCATTCAAAGCATCGTCATACTATAAGGCTCTCAAGGGTATTAACGCGATGGAAGATGAGTTTACCATGGAAAATGTGGGGCGAGTAAAGGGTATCGGGACCTCCATCTATGAGAAGATTGAAATTATCATCAACACGGGGACACACCCGAACTATGAGAGGATCATTGAGAAGGTTGATCCGAGGTTCCACTTTATGCAAATCTATGGCGTCGGTCCGGGCAAGGCAAAAGAACTCCTGAATATGGGAGTAGACTCAATTCAGTCTCTTCGTTCCACCGATAATCTTGATAAGGTCTTGAATGAAAAACAACTCATAGGTCTAAAGTATTATGAAGATATTCTCGCGCGAATACCATACAATGAAATTACTAGACACGAAGCATTCTTGAAAACAGTTCTTAAAGAGTTGGCGCCGGACGCCGAACTCACTATTGCTGGGTCATATAGGAGAAGAAGTGAAACGAGTGGAGACATTGATATCCTCATCAAAAATGATGGAAAGACAGACGGAAAGAAGCTAATGAGTTCATTTGTAGAAGCTCTTTACAAGAGTGAATATATGTATGAAACATTGGCTCTGGGAAACAAGAAGTTTATGGGTATTTCTAAGATATCACCAGACTCTGTTGGTAGAAGAGTTGATATCATGATTACAACCGATAAAGAATATCCGTTTGCTATTCTATATTTTACAGGATCAGCAGAGTTCAATCCTAAGATGAGACAAACGGCTCTTGATTTAGGATACTCTCTGAATGAGTATTCTCTCACTGACATCAAAACTAAACTGGATATGGATAAAGAGTTTCATGAAGAAAAAGATATATTTGAGTTCTTGGGGATGGAATATATTGAACCGCATTTGCGTTGATTTGGTAAGATCTATAGATTTAATTTGTAAGACAGTATATATTTTTATGGGAAATAGCACATCCACACAAACATCGGCTTATGAGAATTATATATCTCAACAGCAGTCTCAGCTCGCAGCACAGCAACAACAGATCGATAGATTATTTCAACTATCACTCAATAATCAACGGTCAACGTTAGAAAATCACGCCGAGAACTTAAGTCATATGCCGAATATTACCCCTCAGGCGGCCGGATACGTACCAACAAATACATACGGGGAAACACCTGATATTCCCCAAGTCTCACCCCCTCAAATACTAGATAATCCCAAAAGACAGAAATTAAACCCCTACAAAATCTTAGGAGTCCCAAAAAAGTTTGATGAGAAAACTCTTAAGAAAGCTTATCTGAAAGCCGCTCAAAGAACACATCCGGACAGAGGTGGTGCCAAAGATGAGTTCCAAAAAGTTTCAATTGCCTACGCATTGCTTGATAAAAAACTTAAGGATAACAAAATTAATCACTCACATACGGAACTAAGGTCACACTCTCAAAACTTCTTAGACACTCAGGCTACTGAAAATGTTCAACCCGACACAGAGAGATTCGATGTTGACGTCTTTAACAAGATCTATGAAGAGAATAGGATTAAAGACGTTTACGATGACGGATACAGTGGATGGATGGAACGGAACTCAGTATCAGATGAATCTCAAAAACCCATGTTCCACGAAGGATTTAATAAAGATCTCTTTAATCATGAGTTTGAAAAGTTTAAAGTGGAGCATTCGCAAAAGAACAACAGCGGCATGGTTAAGTTCGAAGAGCCCCAGGTTTCAATCTCCATGAAAGGTAAAGACGCACTAATGACGTTAGGTCAGGGGACAATTGAAGATTTTAGTGGAGATATGAATGGGTTGGGTTACCGAGATTACAAAGATGCTTTCACAAACTCCGTATTAACGGTTGACCCTAGTTCATTCAATCTTGAAGGTAGACAACGCTCTGTTGGTAGTGTTAAAAAAGAAAGAAGTAATATATCGTATACCATGTCCAAAGAAGATCAAATAACGTATGAAAAAAAAAAGAGGCTAGAAACACAACGCGAATTACAGAGAAATAAGAGACTTAAACAGAACGATGAACAACACTTTAGTGTTCACGATCAAATGCATCAGAGACTTCTGAGAAAGTTTTAAATATCAGATTTGTCTAAACTTAATGGATTATTATTTCCTCTATTATTCACATAATTTCTTTGCTTCTCCGTGGTGCAAACACATCCGGTGCTCGTAGAAAATGTTGACGGACAGCAATTTGGAGAACTCCTATTATTAGCAAACATGAACATTTTGTTTGGCGATGACTCATCACCGTCGATGGGTGGACCTATTAAATAAGCATTGTCCGTAATTGTCGGTTTAAGTGGACCCTGGCCGCTTAAATATGTGAATAATGTATTGTTGTCTATCAGATTACTATTTGCAGGTGATTTCATCCATGACTCATTATTTCCTGTCTGTAAACACATTCCATCATAAACACTCATATTTCCTGAGTTCACGGCTATCGCGGTAGGATCTGGGGGAGGGACAACTTTAGGAACTTCAGGAATCTTGGGAATTATTGTTCCCGCCGCTTCGTCTGTCGCGGGCGCTGCGGTTTCATTTGTATCATATCTTATATCTTTGGGATCATCTGGTCCAATGGTATCGTTTCCATCTGGATCACCATTAGTAAACGCCTCTAACATATTGCCCTTCATAGAACATAGAAGAACCATCGTTAAGAATGTTAAGATTAACATTTTTGCATATTCTGTATCTTTAATGTGAAAGATTAAAACATAAGAATAGAATACAACAACTAAAACTTGCATAGTTGTTGTATCTAAACGAGGGAGCGTCAAATTAATATTCATTATATTCTAATCCTAGATTTTTTTTTGATAAGTTATGAATAAGTTCATTTTTATAATATTAATATTAATGTTACTATTAATACTATGTTAAGAAGAGGTGCTAGGAGAAGAGTAATTAATAATGAGCCTCCTAAAAAAACACTTGATGAAAGACTTGAGGTGTTAGAAAAGAACTTAACTG